AATATAAACGATGAACATAAACAAGGGTTACCACAGTTCAGAACTGGAGTATCTCCAGTACAAAAGTGGCAATGTAATTATTGTCAGTTTAAAGAACATTGTAACCCACCAACGTAAAGGGTGTTGGTATGATAGTGTATAAAATAAAAAATATGAAAAACAATAAAGTGTTTATAGGGATGACAGTAGGCCTTTTAAAAACAGCGATATATAATAAGATAAATTTCTCTAAAAGCAGAAGTAAATCTAATGGTAATTATAATACACCTATCTCTAAAGCTATAAGGAAATATGGTAGAGACTGCTTTACATTCAGAGAAATAGATACTTCATTGTCTCTGAAAGAACTTTATAAGCTAAGGGCATACCACATACTTAAACACAAGTCTACAAATAGAAAATATGGATATAATTGTCAAACTGGCGAAGATGTTGGTTTTAGTATAACTGAAGATGTTTGTATACAACTAAGTGAAATTAATTCAGGTAAGGTTGAACCAAAAGACAGAAATGTTAAAAGAAGTTTAACTATGAAAGAAAAGTGGAAAAATCCAACTGATAAAATGATTATAGATTCTTATAATAAAAAACATCAAATTGGTTCAAGGGATATAAGGGGAAAGAAAAACCCTATGTATGGAAAAGGAATGAAAGGAAAAGACAACCCTATGTATGGGGTGACAGGAAAAGACCATCCTTGTTACGGAAGAGTTATGAGCGAGGAGCAGAAAATTAAGATAGGTGAAGGTAGAAATAAATATAGAGATAAAAAGACAAAAGAAATGTTAGAGGTAATTAAGAATAGAACAGAGAAAGAGTGTATTAAGTGTAAGAAAACCAAGTCTCTTGATATGTATGGTAAAAATAAAGCAAGGATGGATAAGTTAGAATCTTGGTGTAGTGAATGTGAGAGAAAAAGAGGTAGAATTAAGCACTATAAAAATATATCACCACATAAAACAAGAAACAGATATGGTTATTTAATAAAAGATGTTATAGAAGGTAAAATAAAAAACGAAAAGGAGAGTTAATATGAGTAATACAAAACAAAGCACATTCATGAAACTCTATAAAACCGATGTAAGTAAATATGTTGAGAAAAAAGGTCAATTTAATTACTTATCTTGGGCCAATGCGGTAGCAGAGCTTAAAAAAGCATGTCCTACTGCAAGATGGGGAGTAACGAAAGCGGAGGATGGTGCGCCATTCTTCAGAACAGAGTGCGGTTATTTTGTTGATGTATGGGTTGAAGTTGATGGTGTATCACTATCACAGATTCATCCAGTACTTGACAATCGTAACCAATCAATAGAAAAACCAAATGCGTTTCAAATCAATACGAGTTTACAAAGAGCATTAGCAAAGGCAATAGCATTGCATGGATTAGGATTATATATCTTTGCAGGTGAAGACTTACCAGAGCCAGATGCTTTAACTCCAAAGGAGGAGGACAATCTTTATGATTTAGCAAAACCTTTAGGTAAAAAGTTTGTTGATGATTTAAAGAGAAAGGTAGCAAGTATGGAAATGAACGCACATAACTACGAAGCATGTATAGAAAAAATAATAAACATGACAAACGAGAAAGGAAAATAACATGGCTAACGTAAATGATATGTTTAACGAAGTAACAAAAGAACAGAGCTTCTATGTAAAAGGAGATAAAAAGAAGACTTTTACTCCATTTGCACAAGGAGAATACTATGGTCACATAACTGATGTAGATTCAAAAGTACTTGATGTGAAAGGTGGACAATATAAAGCAAGGTTGTTTACATTCACAGTAACAGTAGCTGATGAAAATGCAAAGCAAGAATTTTCTTATCAAGGTATTGATGGGAAAATGGTTACGACTGATGGTAAACCATATATTGGTAAGACCTTTAAAGGTAAACTCTGGAGGTTTTTAGAGCCTTCTAAGGATGATACCTTTGAATCAAATACAAGCGGTAATAAAGGCTATTTAAGGTTCTGTGAGACTATTGGAGTTGAATGTCCTACAGAAACAAGAACAGTTGATGGAAATGATATTGAAGTTCAAATATTACCATCATTAAGTCCAGACAATATGCTTGGGCAGCCAGTTATTGCTTTTGTTGATAAAGGCAGAGAATTTACAAACAAAAGAGGAGAAAGAACATTCTTCTGGGATTGTAAGTTCTGTAAAAAATGGGAAGGTGGGACTAAGAAGGAAATAAGCCAGAGTGGTAGCGGATTACCATTCTAGTTTAGAGGAGGAATGTATGGGCATGTAGGTTTATTGTAATGTCAAAGAGTTTAGAAATGCCTACATGCTTGTACGATTTAATATAACAAAAAGGAGATATAATGGGTAGAGCAATAGATATGGAAAATGATATTCAATCTTTAAAAATTAAGGTTGAAACTCTTGAAAATCAATTAAGAGGTATGGTATCTAAGATAGATGAATTAGAAGAAAAATCAAGCAAAACTAAACACGTTGATTTAGTTGAAGATGTTGGAGCTGAGATAGAAGATGAAAAGGTCGAAGAAGATTTAGGAAGTGTAATTACAGGAGATTATAGACATGAAGAAGAAAAAGCCGACAATAAAGGAAATAGAAAAAGTAGTAAACAGTCTGATAATAAATCTAGAAAATCTAGCAAAAAGAATGTATAATATAGAGTTCATTATAGATAATTATCATGAGTGGAAAGGCGAAAAGGATGAGTTTAAGCAATATGTACTTAACAAAGCTGAAAAGCTATCTAAAGACGGAGATAGCAAGGGTGTATCTGACAAGTGATGGAAAACAGTTTTTTGATGAGTACCTTGCGGTAATACATGAAAGTTCTTTAGATGAACAACGAGAAACAGATAGGAGATGGGATAACATGAAAACAAAAATAGCAGAAATTGTATGTCAAATATTAAAAGAGAAACAATGGGGTATCTTCTTTAAAAATGAGCCAATGCAACCACTACCCGTTCAAGATAATACTTCACTTTACAAAATAAATGAAGTGAAAGATGATGAGCTTGTAGATGCTATAAGACAAGCAATGGAAGAAAGGATGAACGAATGGCAAAATCATCAGGCCGAAGAAAAGGAAAATCAGATAGACAGCGGATTATCGAGTGGTACAAATCAGACCTTGATAGATACCGATTAATGTTAGGACAAGAAACTGAGTTTGGTACTGTAATCACAGAAGAGCTGATAGAAAGTACTCAATTAAGAATCTTAGAATTAGAATCCAAAGAAGAAGAGTGGGAAAAAACCCTTGCCAAATTAGAAGACTGAAGGAGATGTTATATGAAATGTTGGCATTGTAACAGCGAGGTCATTTGGGGAGGAGACCATGATTATGAAGATTATGGATTAGAGGGAGATGGAATTGTGAGCAATTTAAGTTGCTCTAAGTGTGAAGCACATTATGAAGTTTATCTTCCGATACCAAATGAAGTAAAATAATAACTGAAAAATAGCGAGAAACATTAAATTGTTTCATAAAGGAGAATAATATGGAGTTAAATCTACCATATGACAGCGACACAGAAGACTGTATTCTAGGCACTGTTATAAAGAATCCTGCGGAATATGATTCCGTTAGTAAATACATAGTAAATAATCAAGTGTTTTACCAAGACAAAGCAAGAAGACTTTGGTATAAAATAGGTGAAATGCGAAAAGCAAAAGAGAACATAGATATGATAACTGTATGTTCATCTTTAAATGCTACAGATACAAGAATAGGCTTAACTGCTTATTATGTCACTAAATGCACTGGGGATTCTACATCACCTGGTTCGGCATCATACTATGCAAATCAAATATATGAAAAATATCTTTTAAGAAGGATTATTGTTCATACCGAGAAAATAAAAGACAAAGCAAAGAACAACTACTCAGATGTTTATGAATCTATAGAAAAGGCACATAGCACGTTTGGGGAGTTTTTAGATATTAGACCAAGTCAAGTTCAAGATATTGAAGAGGTTATATCTGAAACACTTACAAGCATAAAAGATAAAACATCAAAGCTGATAAAGACTGGCTATCCATCGGTTGATAAATTTTCTGGTGGGTTAACAAGAGGAGAAATAAGCATAGTAGGTGGTAGGCCAGGTCATGGAAAAACAACTGTTATGATTAATATGCTCTCAAATGTTCTTGAACAAGGTCAGAAGGCTATGTTTTTTAGCAGGGAATTACCTAACTCTGAATTAATGAAGAAAATCATATGTTTAGAATCAGAGCAACTATCCTATAGCATGGTTAGGAAGAATGTATTCACTGAACAATCACTGGAAATAGTAAATAATACAATAGCTCGTATCAGAAAAAAATATTCAAGCGATAAGTTTCTAATGTTTGACAACCTCAAAGACTTTTCATCATCATCGGCTGAAGTTAAAAGATTTAAACCAGATATTATATTTGATGATTACATACAACTTATTTCTTGTAAAGGCAGTCAAGGTGAAAGAAGATTGCAAATTGAACAACTTGTCAATGATTATAAATGGTTGGCCAAAAACAATGATTGCGTTGTTGTTTTAGCATCACAGCTAAATAGATTCATTGAAAGAGGAGGAACAAGAGGCAAGGCTTTGATGCCACAGTTATCAGACCTTGCTGAAAGTGGCGCAATTGAGCAAGTAGCAGAGAATGTGTTTTTCTCATACTATGACTACAAAGTTCAAGGAGAAGCAGGTAAAGGTAAAAACATAATAACACTTGTAGCATCTAAGGTTAGATACGGAGATTCTGGGTATAGTGACTTAGGATATGATGGCGATAAGTGTAAAGTATATAATTCAATAGGAGAGATGATAAATGACGAATTACCGTTCAAAGAATAAATATAAATACATTGGAATAGACCCAGGTAAATCTGGTGGTGTTGCATGTATAGATGAACATGGTGAAATTAAGGCATATAAATGTCCAGAATCTAGCGAAGATATGGCTTTGTTATTTGAGGTGTTGATAGGAAGCACACCTGCAGACAATGTATTGCTTTTAATGGAAAGAGTGTGGGCAAGACCAACAAATGCTGTAAGGGCCGCATTTTCATATGGGACTAACTATGGACAATGGCTTGGTATAGCAGCATCACATGAAGTACAGATGAATACAGCTATTCCCTCAGAATGGATTAGATGGATTGGATGCCCAAAGGCTTTAAAGAGTGTTATAAGAAAAAGATGGCTCAAAGATAAAGCTAAAGAATGTTATCCAGAGCTTGAGAAGATAACACTTAAAACATCAGATGCAATATTAATAACTAAGTATGCAAAAGAAGAATATTTTAATGAAAAATAAAATACCAAAATTCTTAAAAGCTAACAAATTAAGAAAAGTAAAAAAGCATATAGATAATCCATCAGTGGAATTATCAGCAAGGAAAAAAATAGACAGAGCTAAACAAAAAAGAAAAGAGCCAAAGACTTTGTCAAAAATTGGCTTTGAATACAAAGACAGAAAGGATTATTGGAAATGAGTTACAGCGCAAAAATACATAAAAAATGTACTTTCCCTAAAATGGGAAACAAACCACTACCAAAGAAGAAAGTAAAGAAAGTAAAAAAGGTAGACAATACAAGAATACTAAAAGAATGGAGAGATGGTTGGTTTAAAGGACAGTATGAATCAAAACAGTAAATTAACACTATTAATAATGTTGTGGATTTTAGACAAGATTATACTTATAGCGATGTTCTTATTCTTTGATTAAGATGATGGACATATATGAGTTTCTTGGAAAAGATGCCATGATTAAGAAAGGAGATGATTGGATGCCATTAACAGAGGGTTATTGCAAAGGCTTTGACTTAGACTTAAAATTCGGTAAAATGGGTGAAGAATTTGTAGCAGAAGTCTTTGAGGGTGAGAGTAAAGTAGAGGTAAAAACAGAAAGAGATATTTGGAAGACAACTGGCAATATAGCCATTGAAAT